ATAATTCTTCCACCGGCAGTTCGGTATTGCATTCTGAATACATTTGGTGATCCTAGGTATAGACTTCTACCACCTGCTGAGTTATTTACGGTCTTTGCTGCCATACCCTGCTTGAAGAAACGAATAATTTTTTTTATTTGTAGTGCTTCTTTTTCGTTTCTTGCACTCATTCTCCAATTGAATTCAAAAGTTCTCAGCGATGGACTATTGAATAACAATTCTAAATTACTATTTGGAATAACTCCAAAACCTCTAGCAAGAAGTGACTCTGGTGAAACATTGACACCCATAGCACCCAGGATCATAGAACCTAGATTTGTTTTCATGAATGTAGCAGCACCAGGAGCAGAAGATAGTTTCTTAGCAATTGCTTGTGCCTTTGCTATGTCACTACTATTGCCATCGATGCCCCCAGACTGTGCCATACCAGCAGCCAACAGAGCACCCATCTGTCCAATACCTGGATTGATCGTACTACCAAGCATTCCAACACCTCCAACCAATATTGGATTGTTCATAACACCAGAAGTGAGTGCTGCAGAGAGGTTGTTCATCACATCTTTACCCCAACCAACCTGATTGGAATCTTGAATGCTATTTGGCATAGGTAACTTAACTCGTGCCACGAATTCTTTCAATGGTGTCCGTCTTTGATTACCTTCAGTTGCATTACTTATTGAGTTGCCAAAGATTTGATCTCTTCTTGGTGGTTGATATATGAACTGGTCAATGGTAACATAGTCCTGTCCACGGATATCTCCATAGGTATTATCAAGTGGATATTCAGCATTTTCTATGTCATCACCACCACCTTTTCTAAACATCTTATCGAACTGGGCAATATCTGCTTCACTTATCGAAAAGTCTTCTAGGAACTGCTGAACCAAAGGCAAGAAATCTTTAAGTTTATCACCAGCTTCACTTGCAAATTCTTGAGTGCCCTTAACGATATTGTTCGATAGATTAGTGTCTAATACACCTGCATCATTATTACCTGGTTGTAATTCAGTATCAGTAACTGCTGGATCATTCTCTGCATTGTGC